AAAGTGCCAGTGCTTGATGTAACAGTTAAACCATTGATTGATTTATTTGTAAGTGCCTCAGAGCCAGCAACTGTAGCAACTGTACCAGAAGATGGTAAAGTCAGTGAAGTATTTGCAGCTAGAGTTAAACCAAGAGAATAATTACCAGTGAAAGCGATAGTATTAGCAGCATTATTTGCAATACCAGTACCGCCATATGCTGCACCGATAACAGACGCATTCCAAGTACCAGTAGTAATTGTACCAGTGGCAGTAATGTCATCTAAACCTAGCGTATCCCAAGATGGAGTACCATCAGAAGCCATTTTTAGGTAACTAGCAGTAGATGGTTTAGTTAGTTTACTTAATGTATTTGTACCACTGGCATAAAGAATATCACCAGTAGCGTAAGTAGATTGACCAGTACCACCTCTAGTCGCTGCAATAGTACCAGCAGACCAAGTACCAGCAGTAACTGTCCCCACAGTGGCGATAGAAGTACCGCCAGTTAAACTGTTCATGGCACCTGAGTAGGTGGATTCCAGTTTATCCGTGTTTAAGTTACTAAAGTTTGTATCGACTTCAGTATTGGTAAGAGGTGAACCTTTAGTTGCTCTTAAGGTTATTGTTGACATTTTTTACTTATCCTTTTGTACGATCTTGCAATAATGCTGTAAGCATTTGTTTGATTTCACTCAAATCTTCTTTTATGTTATTTATTTCCTGAGCCTGAGTAGCCAACTGCTCTTTATCAGACATTAAAGACTGTCTTCTACGAATATAGTTCTCATAATCTGTTCCATTAGTATTTAGGATTGCCATGGTGCTGGAATCTCTAACTAAACTAGGATCACCCTCTACTTTTAGGAACATATTATGCACACGCTATAATTCGTAAATCTTTAATCTTAGGAATCGCAGAACTGTTTGTAGACTGCATAACGATCTTAACTGCGATTACATCAAATTGAGGTAAATTCTCTTCAGAGTAATCTACATCGATAAAGGTTGTATCCCCATTTTGAACCTTAACGATTGCAGTATCTGGGCTAGTTAAAGTCCAGTTAATTCTATCAAAATCTAAAGTAGATCCAACAGAAGAGGTTTTATAGTAAACTTTGACATCGGCTTCTTGCGGGATATTACCAGCATATTTAATTCTAAAGAATGTAGATGGATTAGCCAGAGTAATTGCTCGTGAAACATATTTATTTATTGAAGAACTACCAATCGGTGCAATATCATCTACAAACAGAGTTCTTACAACAACAGTAGTTCCAGAAACAGCGGATTCAGAAGTAAAGTTGGCAGTTCTTTCAACAGTAATAGTACCTGTTGTTGAACCATCCCCAGCCACACCAGTTACTAGATATGTTCCATTATTTGCCGTAGTAGTGGATCCAGAAACAGTGATATATTTACCGACTTGAATATTTGGCATTAAAGCTGCAACAGAGGCATTTGAGGTAGTAATAGTTTTACCACTAAATGAAAACGCTCCAGTCGCACCTGTAAATGCTGTTCTATTATCGAGTACAGATACGTTAACATTAGATTCAGTTGGACTATTAATCTTATTAGAAACTGTAATTAATGAAATTCTATGTGTATCAATAATTGGTGATAAAGCATTATTGGTAGAATTAATAGTTGCCTGTAATGTTACAGTTTTACCTGCAGACTGATTGACTGTTGAAGCAACTACTTGTGGGGCACTAAAATAATTGTTGTTATTTGGAACAACACCTTTATATGTACCATACACATATGGAGTTTCACCACCATCTACTGATTTACCAGAAGAAGTTTTCATACTATAACTAACAGTTGTATCCGAGAAAACCTGTGCTTGTATAGATGGAACTGCCATATCATATACTATATTACTACTTGCACGAACTCCGTCTCCGCCACCATATCCAGTGCTAGTTGCATTGGTTGAAACAGTGATACAGTAAGAGTCTAAATCAACATCACTAATTGTATGTTGAATTTGAGCATTAGTAGAAGCACTTGTGTAAATTTCAGTGACAGGAATTCCATTCATCGATGAAGCCAACTTATATCCAACTGCAGATGATACTGTTACAGAAGCATTGGAAGTTAGAGTCAAACTTGTATTGTTAGTAACTGATGCGATAGTGCCGATAACTTTATTATCTGATGCACGAATAAACGTAGTTCCAACAGGATTTAGGATTGACAAGAATGATGTACCAACACCAGTAACAGTAGTTCCAGTATCAGAACAAGTGAATGTTCCTGTGCCTGCAGTACCTCTATAAACTGATGTATCCATGTTATCAAAAACTACTTTTGAGTCAGTAAACATTCCATGATTTTCATGCCAGACACGAACTTTATTAGTTCCGCTTGCAGTTTGGAATGGATCAATTTCAATTAAATTGGTTGATAATACATCATTAACAAACTCAACGCTACCAGTGCGTTCAATATCAAACTTACAGCGATAAACTGTAAACTTCAAATCTTGATCTTGATTGGCAGTCCAAGTAGTTGAGTTTTGTGATTTAAATAGAACACCAGCATATGGTTGCTCAGAAATAGTTCTTGAAGATGCAGGAATTCGATCACCCATCTGAGAGATCCAAACTTTATAATTATTTGAATCTGACGATAATACGATAGCGTATTCTTGCGCATCCTGAACATAAACAGGTGAAGAGAATACAAACGTAGTTGGAGTGTCATACTTAGGATAAGAAGCACCAGAACCATCTGTCATGGCAACATTAGTAGCTGACAGATTAACTTGACTTGGCATTAATGTTACTTTAGAGAATGGAAGAACCTTTTTACCTGGATATCCATTAACAACTTCACGAATTTCCAAATTAACTGGCATTGAAGAATCTTTGGTAGCAAAGAAAATATCAACTTTACTTAAGAATGCACCACCTGGAGATTGTACCAAGAATGTCTGTGCAAGAGGATCCCACCAAGTATAGTAAGAATTAAGAAGACGATTTGATGTATTGGTTACTGTGGTGCTCTCATTAACAACTTCTTGAACAATAGTTGCATTACGTACAGAGTTAATAGTCTGTTGTCTAGTTTGAAGAGTACCAGTAGACTGATACTGAACTTTTGCAGAAGATGTTGATTGACCATCAGCAACATTGACATCTAGTAACTTAAATTCACGAGTACCTGTGCGGAATTTAACAGAATCTTCATTTGGAATCCAGAAAATAAGATTTAAATCACCAGCAAAATTAGATACTAACGATCCATTCTGCGAACCATTGCTCGGCATAGTGCCACTAATAACTGCAGTTGCACCAGAGCCAGTACCGAAGGCAGTAATTGTTTCACCAGAAGTAAATGATCCTTTAATGTTCACAATATGTAAACGACGAACACCTGTATCTTCGTTGTAATCTCTACCAACAACTACAGCAGTTGCACTAGATGTACCTCCAGTAATTCTATCGCCAATATTTAAACACATATTACCAGAAGAATCGGCATTACTAGTACCTGGACTATTACTAACAATACGTGCAGTATCTGTTGCGTCAATACCAGCGTTCTTTGAAATATCAAAGTCTGGAGAAGATGATGTTGGTAATGTATATGTTAGGAAAGAACTTGGTGTGCAATATGAAGATACTGCTATATTATCAAAGAATGGATAAAAACGAGTATTTGGTTTTAATCCTTTAACTTGTACTAATACATTTCGTGAACGAATATATGGAATAACAGCAGTTGAAATAACTTTATCATCAACAACTTGTCTATCCAATGTAACTTGTAATGATGTCTTAACACCACTACGAGCCATTCCAACATCTTGCGCAACAGTTTGATACTGTTGCCATGAATACCAGTTTCTTCCTGATTGTGCGGTTTCCCAAACACCAAGATTACGTTCTGCGCCAACCCAAGTAGTTTGCCATGCATTCCATACAGTGCCAAGAGCACCAGCTTTTTCAGCAAGAGTGGCAATAGTATTGTAATTACCTTCTACGTTACGAACAATATCTGGAGCCTTTACAGTTTCAAACCAATCATCCGATGATGGATTTATACGAATATTACCAAGGAATGTGAAAATAGCAAACGGATTAATATTTTCTATGCGAGATGCATACTGTTGTGTTACAAGTGGAATGTCTTCTTTAACAGGTAATGTGATAACATCACCATAAAGTTTATATCCATCAGTCAATCGATTTGCATCGCTACTTTCATTTTCTACAAGATTTACGTTATTCATTGAGTAGAATGGACGCAATTCTCCCTGTTCCATATCAATAGAGCATAGGTAATCTGGTGAAGTTACATTACCAACATTATGTCCTGTGAATGAATCTACAATAAATCCATTTTTAAATCTTTCTAAACCATTAGAGTCAGTAACAGAAAGAGATTTTGTTTCTTGTTCTAGTAGTGATAAAGAAGTATAGTATTCTAGATTATCAATACGCTTTTCTAGTTTACCAATATCACGCATTGTATAACGCTTGTTATCAACTTGTTCAACAATAACATTTTTATTTGTTGTACCAAATGTATATGGCTCAAGATTTAATTTATAAAGAACCATTCCAATAGCTGGATCAGATGGTTCTACAGGTGTTAAAGAAGATACACCTTTAATATTAATAAATTGACCACTAATGTCTATAGCAATTTTGTCATTACGTGCAAGATAATATGAATAATCCACAGTTAAATCTTGACCACGTTTTGGTAGTAGTGAGAATGATGAATTTGCACCATTAAAAGTTACACCGCCATCACCAATTCTTGGACGGAAATCGATAACATCACGAAGAGAATATCCATCATAAGATGGAACATCAACAGCTTTAATACTTGTGTCGATTGGATATGAATTTTTAGTAAAATAATCTCCAGTACCATGTTCAAACCAATCAAAAGATATAGTGATTGGAGCAGATGGAGGAGAGTAAGATTGTTTTAATAACAGCTTACCAAGATCATAATGAGTGTCTCTTTGACCATTATCAAGATCGTAACGATCTGAAATATCAATGGTATAACTACCAGTTGGTGATGCATATGTTCCAGTATCCATCTTAACAGATTTAATACGAAGAATGTCTGCTTTACCAAGTGATAATATAGGTTTAGATGCAGTTGCTTGTGTAGTTAAAGTTACTGTTGCAGTAGATAGAGTTTTACTCTTTTCTCCAATATCAACTTTCTTAACAGTTGCCATAACAATAAAATCTTTGCTGGCATAAGTGTCTGGTAAAGTAAATGTAATAGAAGAACTTCCACCTGTTGGTATTGGGGAAACTGGACTAACTACGACACCACCTGCAGTAGCATCATTATACACAAGAATATAATTATCAGTTTCTGAAGCGTCAGCAAATACACCTGATGGGGTTGTTAAAGGTAAAGTACAAGTGCCACCTGATCCAGCACTAGTTGAACCAGAAAGATATTGCACACCATAGTAAATAATATTTTTAGTTATATCATCTGATGCACGAACTGATTTAATTGCATAGTTCGGTAAAGGATAGATTAAAGAATCGTTTTGTGGTTCTTGTACATTAGTTTGAATAAGACTAATAATTCCACCATCAACAGTCACATTAGAATCAACAGTAATTTGTTCGTTGTTTGTGATTGTAACAACTCTACGACGATTTGATGTAGAACCAACGTAAATATAATCACCAACTTTAAGAGCAGGGCTAGCAACTGGTTTTGTTGTTCCACCAGAAAATGCAGTGCCAACACCATAAATGGTAGTTGATGCACCACGAGTTCCTGGATAAGTACTGTATGTTGTTCCAGAGCCAATTAAATTAGTAGTTAGTTCTTTAATATCGCCAGTAAAGTTTAAATTTGTATCTGAACGACTGTAGTAGAATGATTTTACATCTCTGGCAAAATCGTATCCTGTTGTTAATTGTACGTCAAACAGATAAAGTTTATAAACTGCAGTTTGCGTTCCAACAGTTCCATTATCCCACTCAATACCACGAACACGTGCAGTGCCAACTACATCTGCGCTTGCTGGTGCTACACCAACTGAAGAAGTAAATCTATTATACAGAGTTACTGCTGGCATTCCTGATGTGGAATCAAATGGTGGTAAAGAATTAATGTTAGTGACTAAAACATAATTTCCAACTGGTGTAGTTAGATAACTATCGTTCACTTGAACGTAATCACGTGCTTTATCAATTGTTACATATTCAGTAACAATCTTCTCAAGTTCATAACCTTGAACATATGCTTTTCCTGGCTCTAAACCAATAGCAAGTTTGTTATCACTACCTGGATTTGAACCATCTGTTGGACTATAGATACCACGATTGTAGTATGGAGTTAAGTTGTATTCCCACAATACACCACCAGTGGTAGAACTATCTGATACAATTCCAGTAGTATGAACTGGAACAACAGTTTTTGATGTTCCGTTATTTGTGGCAACATAAGTGATGCCAGCGTTAGTTACTACATCACCAATTAAATATGCAGTATCAGTAACCCATTGCCCACGATTATTATTTCTGTGTTCACGAACATCAATGTGAAATGGTCTAACAGTATAGTTACCAGATTCATCAAATGTACGACGTGCTAAAGTTTTTTCAATTTCAGAATATGCAGTTGTGCTAATTTGTTGTTGAACTAATCCAGAATTTGTTGTGAGTAGTTCAATAAAATTAGAATCTGAATCAACATCTAATGATGGTACGTAAGTTTGAACGTAACGTAAACTTGCACTGCCATTTGAAGCAGTACCAGATGTATGTGATGGGGCTGATGAACTGGTAGTTCCAGCAATTGTTACTTGATAATAAAGGTTTCCGCTCTTAACGATGTCGCCTTCATTAACTATAGTATTTGCAGTCCAAGTATAAGCACCAGTTAATAATGGAATTTTTGTTAGGATTAAATCGATATAATAACGATGCGCACCTGGAGCAGCATAGTTATATGAAGTTTGAGCATTATCCAGTAGAGTTTCGTCATCTTCTGGAGTTGTTTTAACTTCATTAATTGTTAGACCAACACGATATGTCGGTGTATTATTATACTTGTCAAGGATAATACTTTGTGCATCGCAAAGGACAAAGTAACCATTAACATAGAAAACACCACGTTCAATAGTTGCAGCAGAACCAAGTCCAGTAGCATTGGAAGCAATAGCCTGAACTGTATATGAACCTGTGCCACCAGAAGTTGTAATAACTTCGTTATCGGAGAATGTTTTGGTTACATTATCTGTTGCTGCTGTTTTATAACGAACATAAAGAGTTGTCTCATCAGAACCTTCTTCACGAACAACTTTTAATACTGTTGCTTTAACACCACTTGTGCCAACAATATCTCTACCAGCAAAATTATCGATATAAGTTTCAACAACGTCTGAACCATAATAAGTTTGTAATTTTACATAGTTATAATTGGAGTCAAGAGAGATCTGTCCAGGAACAACCATAGCACCTTGTTTGAAGATGTGGTCACCCTGATAAGCAATTTGTTGTTGTAAAATGCTTTGTAGCTGAGTTAATTCTCTGGCTTGAACAGCAAAAGATGGGCGGAATAGAATTCGATAGAATTTATTATTCTCATCAAAGTCGTCATTATACGGTTCGGTGTTGAAGTCTAACATTGTTTAATCTTATCCTGTTGAATAATTTATTAAAAACGAATAACTGTTCTTAATGTAACTGTCTGATCGGCAGTTGGAGTAAATGCTGCTCTATTGTCGATAAACATTAAGTCTCCAGAATATTTATCTACTGTTGGAGCGGTGACTGCATTAGCAGTGAAAACATCATTATTAGAATTTATAAAATTATTTCCGATACTAATACTTGCATTGTCTATTGATTGAACTAACATAGCACTACCTGTATTTGTAACAATTCTAAATCGTTTATTATCACTGGTTTTAGTAATAATTGCGTCTGCTGGAAATAATGTAGTATTTGTAGTAGCAGAAATAACCCAACAAGCAGAAGCCAAAATAGAAGTTAAACTATTTGTGCTTGAATACTGTCTAGGGTTTTTAATAATGCCAAGCTGACGATAATCATTATTAACAGAGAATCCTTGATTTCTATCTTGGCTAATATTACTATAGAACATTAATGTTCTTGCATAAAAGTTATTTAGTGCTTCTTTTGCATGACCACCATATGGAGAAATAATCGCTCTAGCCGTAGCACCGTAACCTGTTCCAGCGATAACTACATTCGCATAGCGATAACCAGAGCCATAAGATGTCATATTAATTTTAGTAACAGCACCATTAACAATGGTAGCAGTGGCTGTTGCACCCGATCCATCACCAGTAATAGTAACAGTTGGTGTTCCACCATAACCCCAACCACCAGAAATGATAGGGATATTCATAATGCGTCCATCAACTGTAAGTAACTCAATAGTCGCTTGTAATGTATTAACATCACCTGGAGATAGATCAGCAGAAATTAATGCACCAGTACCGTCGCCAGTTATGTTTAAATTTGCAGTTGTATATCCAATACCTGCGTCGTCAATTTGAACTGATGTTAATTGACCACTTTCAAAAATTGGGATTAATCTAGCAGTTGAATCTTCAGTAACAAACGTAATGTTTGCTCCTGCTCCTGGAGCACCTGAAATAGTAATCGTAGGGCTAGAAGAATATCCTGCTCCATACTTAATCGTTGATGTTGCAGTTGCTTGAACACCAACATAAGTTAAAGTAGCAGTTCCGTTTGACGCTGTTCCAGATAAATGAGTTGGAGCAGTTGATGCATGAGTAGTACCAGATGTGGCAACAGTATAAAGTCTATTTGAAAAATAGATCTGTTGTCCAACAGTAACTGCAGTGGAAGCTGTCCACTGTGTTCCAATATTAATAGTTGGAGCAGCATTATATCCAAGTCCAGGATCTGTAACATCAAAACGAATAATAGAAGTTACTGATAGAGTGGCTTTTGCAGTTGCTGGATATCCAACCCATGTTAAGGTTGCTGTTCCGTTTGCTACTGCACCAGAGGTATGACTCGGTGGAGTTGAAGCATGAGTAGTTCCAGCTGTAGTTACAGTATACAAATTATTTGCATAATAAACTTGAGAATTTAATGTTAATGCAGTTGATGCAGTCCACAAAGTTCCAACAGTAATAGTTGGAGTAGAAGTATAACCACTACCACCTGTTAAAACTTGGATGTTTCTTAACAATCCATATAATGTTAATGCAGTAATAGTTCCAGAGCCATTGATTGTGGCAGTTGCAGTTGCTTGTGTACCAACATATTTTAAAGCTGCAGTACCATTTGCAACTGTATTAAAACGATGCACTGGTCCTACTGTTCCAGTAGTTCCAGAAACAGTAACTTCATAAATGTTATTATTATAAGAAAATTTCTGACCAGTTAAAATTAATGTGCTTGCTTGCCATGCGGATACACCAGTGAATGGTGGATCAATTGACACAGTTGGGCTAACATAACCAGAACCACCACTAGAAAGAGTTATTCCAGTTAAATATTCTGGATCGTGTTCATTATGTCCATCACCTTGTACTGTAATTGCTCCAGAGGTATATCCAGAGCCACCAGCATCTACACGAATAGTTTGAAGTTGACCATTAGAATAAAATTGATTACGAAGTGCAGTAATAACAGGAATATAATCATCAGTAACAAATTTATTACGTAAAGCGATTGGAACATTATACATAAATTTCCACATATAACCATCAGCAAGAACAATTGGTTCAACTGTTGTTGATGTTGGTTTAACAGTAGATATAGCATTAAGATTATTATCCAAACACTTGTATACGTTAAATTCGTCTGTCACTACATAAAATAATGCATCTTCTATTTTCTGGAATCCATTTGGAGAAACAGTAACTACTGCATGAGCATCAGCGTTTTCTCCTCCGCCACCAGCGATAATACATGTTGGTTCGCTGGTATATCCTGATCCTCTAGCCGTTAGTGTAATACCAGCCACACTACCTTCTATTCGTGTTGCTGTTGCAGTTGCACCGCTTCCACCAGCATTACTAACATTAACCCATTTTAGTGGAGCAGTTCCATTAGTAACAGTACCAGTTGTATGTGTCGGAGCAGTAGTTCCAGTAATACCTGTAGTGGTTACAATATAATAATTATTACCTGATTTAATTAATCTACCAGAAATATAAGAAGTCGATGCTGCCCAATTAACAGAACCTTGAGATCCAATGTAAACATACGGGTCAGAACCATATCCAAAACCACCAGCTGTTAAATTAACTCCCTGAACTTCAGTAGAATATTGATCATCATATTGATCATAAATTGTACCACTGGTCCAGTTATAGCGTGAAATAACATACGCTATATCTGTTGGTTTAATTTCTTTCATCGTAATAATATCATTACGTGAAGCGAGTTCATATGCTATACTATCTGTTGGATATGGAGGTGTTAGTTCGTCTGACCAAGTTACGGTTTTTCCCAAATAGTAGTAGTATCTACTATTTCTACTAACAATCTCCTCGTATAATCCATCTGCAATAGAATTATGCAGAATGGATTTCATTAACGCAGATGTAGTCATATGTATTTTCTTTTAATTAACTTACTGTAATAACCCAAGTGATCGCAATAGAGTCACCAGATGCTTTATTTACAGGTGGGAAAGTTGTACGGCAAAGCATAAATTGACCAGATGATGGACTAGCAGCATATGTACCATAGTTAAAAATACCTGCTTCAGTAATCGCACCAGTACCTTGACCAGCTGCAAAAGTAGCAGTGCCAGTAACAGTATTAGTAGAAGCAGTAAAAGTCATAGACTGTCTACCAGATGATGCTTCAGTTCCTAAGTTTACATCACCAGCGATTGGTGTGCCAGTACCAGTACCAATAGCCATATGACTCATTACAGTAGCTGCAGTTCCAACCATGCGTGATGCGATATAGTTTTTACCATTAGTAACTACTAAGTTAGGTACTTTAGTTGCTGACTTTAAATTACCAGTTTCATCAAAAACTTGAATGGTAAGTTCGCCTGTAATTCCCAAATTTTCTTTTAAATTCATCGAAATCTCCTTTATTAATTATCCAGTGAAAGTTGCTTCACCCTCTGTATAGTTTCCACTATCGTTTGCAAAATAAGAGCTGCTAGTTGGATAAGGATCTGTGTAAGGACTTAACCATAAACTTCCTCCACTATCAGCCATTGTAATTAAACTTGTATCTGCTGTAACCCCATCATACAAGTAATGGGTAGCCAATTCTTTATTTAGGACAAAGAACGGAACAGTTCTAGTACTATTCGTTCCTTCTGTATCAAGCATTGTAACAGAACTTGTATCTGCTGTAACCCCATCATTTAGGTAATGCGTATCTAATGCCTTTTCTACGTCAAAACTAGAGATTGAATCTACAAGAGAAAATGTATCTGTATCTAAAGTTGTACCATTATACAAATAATGATCATAAACTGGAGAATTTAATACCTTTGTTGTATCAAATACGCTAATACCAATACGTGTCAATGATCCATAGTCATAATCATAAGTGGTTTCAGATAAACTAACTGAACTCGTATCTGCTGTAACCCCATCATTTAGGTAATGAGTAGAAAGTGCTTTACCCACAGATAGTGTGGTGCTTGTATCTTGTAGAGTAACTGAACTCGTATCTGCTGTAGTTCCATCGTTTAAATAATGCGTTTCAAGAGGTTTGTTTATAACAAAAAGTGTACTTGTATCTTGCAGAGTAACTGAACTCGTATCTGCTGTAACTCCGTCTAGTAGATAATGAGTAGCCAGAGGTTTTTCTGCTCTAAAACGGAATGCTGGAGTGCCATCTGGGAGTGGTGTATTATCTGATAAGAACGCTTCGTCTTGGAATTGTAAAACCAAGTAACGCAACATAGATGTTAGGCTAGTTCCAGTGTCAAATTGATTTCTAATATCATACTCACCGAACAATGCCATACCTGCTGGGTGAACCAGAGTCTTAATGGCTGAACGATATGTTTCTAATTTTTCATCAATCTTAATAACATATGAGAATGCCTGATAAAATTTACTATCTTGAATGTAAATAGCATCATCTAA